AACGATCTACAGCCATTTCTGTTGCATCTTCTCCGTACTTCTTTTTGAATTTAGAGATTATAGCTTTAGCTCTACCTTTCGGAGATGTTGGGTTTTCTAAAAATTTATCGTATATGTCCTTTTTTGCTTCATTTATACCTCTCATATCGAAACCTGACATTTCTCCATGTTTTTTAAATTTAGATTTTTTTTCCTTTTCTAAAGCTTCTATTTCACCGTCTTTATTATAGATGTTTGTTGCTTTAGTTTTACCATAACCTTTATCATAAGACACATTATAGTATGTTCTATCCATTTGGTCTTTATCTACGAAAGTAACTTCGGCTGGGTGTCCAAGATATGTTACTTTGTCTCCTACTTTATATTCTTCTTTAGTTTCGTTAACATTTTGTAAAGCGTTTAATCTTTTAGCTTCAGCATCTGCTCTTTCTTTAGTAGCAAAGTCAGTTACTATTTCATCTCCTAACCATACTTGGTATGTGTTATTTGATTTTGAATGTTTAACTGTATGTTTTGATACATCTTCGTTTAGATCCTCTTCGTTAATTGAGAAAGTTAATTCTTTATTTAGTTCGTTACTATATTCTTTCTTTAAGGCGGAGATATAGTTTCTAAATAGAGTGAAGTTTTGGTTTATAGTAGCTCTCATATCAATTTCTTGACTACCTTCAGCATTGAGCCCTTTTGCAGCTTTCATAAGATCTACAAATCTATTATCTAGATCATCTAAATAAGCTCCGAACGTCATTTCTTTAACTTCGTTAATTGTAGATTCTTTTAACTCTTCATACATACCTTTCTTTAAGGTGATAGTAATGCCTCCTGCTTGATTAGGTTGAGCAAAGTAACCGTGCTTTTTAGCCTTATCTATTAGACGTTCTTTTGTAGCGTCATCTAAAGGTTCAGAGATAATAACCTTATTACCGTGTCGTCTATAAGGAATACCTCCTACTACTTTATCTACATTTTCTTTTAATTCGTCCTTGTTTATTAAGGTTAGTTTAAAAGAGTCATGTAGACCAGTTTTCTTTTTACCTGCTTTACCGTTAGTAACTCTAACATAAGCATCATGTTTACCAACTTTTCCGTCTACTCTTTGGTAGATGTTACCGTGTTGATTTTTAACATAATCTCCTGGCATAATTTGACCTCCTTTAGCTTCACCTACTCTCTCTTTTAGAGCGTTTTTAGCAGATCTTTTATACATGTTATACATCATAATAACCTCTACCGGTTTATCTCTTATTGCTTCAAGTTTAGGAAGCTGTGCCGGAAAATGCTTCTCAAGAAAATCTTTGAGAAGGGTATAGTAATCTTTCATATAGTAATAAATAGTATTGTATTATAAAGAAGGTAGATTTAGCTTTTTAGCTTCTGGCCTCCATCGGTTAAGTATGTCTACTTTAGCCTCTGCATCTATTTTTCCGTTATTTACAAAGATATCTAAATATGCTTCGGCTACTTCTTTGAAGGGTTTCTTCATCTTCTTTGCTTTGTAATATAGTCCTTGTAACATTGCCGGTATCTCTTTATCTAAAAGGTAGTAGTTACTTGCTGGCATTATACCTAATTGTTGTATATAGAATCTTAAATCTTGATCATCCGGTAATTCTTTTGAAAGTATTACATTATACCCGGATTGTGTTAAGTGTTCAATTTCGTGTCTAACGATGTCTTTCAGGTCCATTGATATAGTAGACCAGAGTCTAGGTAAGGTGCGGGGATCCACTTGAAAATACAGGGAGATGTTACCGTCCATGCCGGTATCTTCTACGTTACCTTCCTCGTCGTATGTTTCCGACTCTCCTGCATCTGCATCACCGTCGGGTGAATATATACTCTCTTTAGTCTCTATGAAGTTGAGGTCTGCTTCTAAATCAAATACAATAGACCTTCCTTTCTTATTGAGAAGGTTGTAACTCTTTTCGAAAGATGCTTTTTTTATTGTACTATCTTTATCGAATTGTTCTTTCCATGCTTTGAATATGTCTGAGGATACTTGGGCAGTTATTGTATCGTATGTTCCTTCGTTTAGTTTAGGAGTATTGTCATGTCCGCATTTATGGCAGAGGTATGGTGATTTTCCTCCGGTTTCTTTTTTCCAGGACCATCCACAGTTCGAACATTCAATTCTATCTGCTGTTAGATCTTCCTCTAACTCTCTTGCTAATTCTACTGCGTATGCGTTTAGTCCAAATGGATCTTTCTTTGTATTTTTTATGTTTTCATTTACGCTATCAGTCCAATTCCTGAATGTCATTGTACCTTTTAGGTTAGCTTCTTTCTCTAGATCGTTTAGATTATCATCTTCGTGAGTGTTTGTAGTTGTTATATTTTCTAACCTTCCTTCAAGATTTTGCATGTGGTGAATCATTTCATGTGCAAATGATCTTACAATATCTTTAGGGTGTCTTCCTTCTGTGTATAGTACTATTGTACTTGATGCTGGATCGTAGTAGGCAGTCTTTCCAAAGAAGTCTCTTGCATTTTCGGAATCTCCGTTTATAAATTTGACTGTAGGTAGAGGTTCAATCCTCATACCTTTAGCTTTCATATGATCTGTTAGTTTTGCTATCTTATACTGGACTTTATTATCTTTGTTGTAAGATGCATTTTCAACTAGCATAGATTTTATGGAGGTCTCAGGGTACTTATCCTTTAATCCCGCTACTGCGTCCACGTTTTTTTGAGAATCATCTCTAAACTCAATATTATTGTACCCTTTTTTGATTTGAGCTTCAATCCATCGAGATTTATCCTTTGGATCACTTGACCCTAACCCTACTACATAAGGTTCTATGTTAAATTCATCCTTCAGGTACTTTTTAACCGGGTATCCTAGTAATCTTGCTGTTAAGATTGTAGTTTTTTCTGTCGGGTCGTTATAAGATTTTATTAAGTCTTGTATGTTATCCTCTAACGGTTTAGCTTTCTTTATTACAGAGCTAAATTCAGAGAAGTTAAACGTATCTCCTTCTTTAGGAACATATACTGCGTATTCGGCAGGTGTTAGTCCTGATTTGGTTCCGTCTTTATGAGTTATGTGTATTCTAGCGTCAACATGTACTAATGTATCGTCAAAATCAAAGACTCTTAATTTCTTCTCTCCCTTATTCTCTTCTAATCCTTTTGTTTTCTCTAAAGCATCCCCTGCTTTTTTAGCGTCTTTATAAGCGTTTGAGTTCTTATGAGATGCTTTCTTACCGGCTTTCTTCTTAGCGTTTATGTTAGCCCACAATCCCTCGTCTACTGGGATATAACCAGATCCGTATGGAGCTGCTTTTTCTCGGTTCTGTGGAATAACGTTCTCTGTTTGAGTTTTCTTTCTCCTGTAGTATAGTACTAATGCTCTTCGAGATGGCTTAGATAGACCTTTCCATAATCCTTTCAATAGGTCTGGTTGGTTTTTCATTCTATCCAACATCGCTGCGTGCGGTTCCCATAGATCTGCTGCTGCATCAGTGTCTTCGACAATAACTTCCTCTTTTATCTCTTCTGCTAATCCTAGAGCGTTAATATACTCATCTGCAGTAATACCTGCTGGTATGTACTTTTCAACTTCTGACTTATCTCTATTTAGTAGTGCTACTCTTAAGTCTGTTGCTGAGGTGTTTCCTATACCGGCTGATTCAAAGCTATTTACTTCTACGTTCGGTAATTTTTCATCTATGTTTTTAAATCTTGCTTTATCATCTTTACCGAAGACTGCTATATAGGGTTGGTCTTTATTTGCTTCAAACTCTTTATAAGCTGCTAGTACTGGGGATTTTTCTGGAGATATTATTATATTAACGTTACTGGGTATGATATTCTTATCTTTAAGTATGTTGAATATTCTTAGGGACTGTTCTGCACTTATTGCTTCTTGTCCGTCTTTTGCTCTCGTAGAAGGGCTTATGAATACAAGGACCTTACCTTCGTTCCCTACTTTTTCAGAAGCAGCGATAATTCTATTAACATGATCTTTATGAGGAGGTTTAAATGCTCCAGGAAAGATAGCTATTTTTGTTTTCTCTTCTTCCTCTAAATATTCTACTCTTAAACTATTACGTGTATTTGCTCTATAAGATTCCTCTAGTTGAGCTACAGTATCTAGTGCCTTCTGTTTAGTGTCTCCTTTGGGTGTACCTTTCTCTGCCGCTCCAACTTTAATAGATTTCTTAAAATAACCTTTTACTCTATTTTTGGAACGTTCGTTTTTTAGAGATTTTACTTTGGGTATTATGTCTTCAAACGTTCCATTAAGGTCGTAATCCTTGAGTAGTTTTCTAACGTCTTCGAAATTTTTAGATTGCCATACTATATTACTATTTAATATCTTATAGTTGTCTCCGTAAGTAACAAGTCTCAAGGTTAGTCCAGAAGTATCTATATGAAATTCATATTCCTGTCCTTCCCCGGCTTGCGGTATGTTAGTAATATTTAATCTCTTAAATACGTCTTCTGGTTTTTCTTCTAGTAACGGTGTCTTTATTAACCCTAGTACTAGTCCTTGAATCTCTGCTGGGTAGTCTAGGATGGTCTTCTTAAACTCTCCTTCTTCTTTAGAGAGAGAAATTATGTTATCTACCTGTACAAACTCTCCTGGGATACCGGAAATGGGGTACAGGTTAGAAACCATCTCTCCGTGGTTAATATACTTCCTCCCTTTGTATTTAGGATTTTGTAGCGGTGGTAGTTCGTTGTCGGGTAGGGATTGAAATAGATCTGCTATTGCCTTCTTAACTTCCTTTTTAGTTTTATCAGTTTCAATCGTTACTATAATATCGATATCTCCGAAATCCTCTTTCTCTGGCCTATTAAATGAACCGGAAAGTTTAGCATCTTTAAATCCTCCTATCTTAGATAGTATGTTATCTGTATAGTCTTTTACTGTCTGCTCGACTGCAGATCTTGGTATTCTGGTTCCTCCTGCTGCTCCTGACATTATTGTATAGCGTATTTTTTAAGGTTTGAATCGTCTGGAAGTCTTTTACCTGTTAGGTTTAATCTATCTTGATTTTCTATCCAATACTTTTCTAGGTTCTCCGGTATGTGGGCAAAAGGACCAGTTCTATCGAGTATTTTTAAATAGATATCCATCACTTTACCGTAGTCCTCTTGTGAAAGGTTCTTTTCTAGAGCGGCGGATAATTCAAAGTAATCGTTTAGTTGATCCTGTGTTAGCTCTAGGCTGTATAACTTATTTAGAAGTGCAAGAGCTTCTTTGGGTGTTGAAGCTTCTACTTCTCTAGTTTCTTTATCTAATACTCCTTGTTCATGTTTGAACATTTTACCTTTAGCGGTAAAGAGTGCTAACATTAGTTGAGTTCTGTGTAATCCTTTTACTACTCCTTTATAGATGTTTGAATAGTAACTAAATTTCAACCAGTCCGGGTCTCCTACATTTATGTCAACCTGTATTAGTTCTTTCTCTCTTGATCCGTTTTCGTTATATTGAGGGAATGCTAAGAATAGTGAATTTGAACCAGCAGATTTAGGATCCGCTTGGAGGATAGTGCTGTCGGTGTTAATCTTTTCTGCGATTAACGTAAGCATAGCTCTTAATTGAGATTGAGCTTCAGTTGAAGTTCTTGCTCTCTTTCTTATTTTTTCAAAGTACTCGTTAAACTTTACTTCGTCTAGATCCCATCCTTCTAGATCGGGTTTACCGTCTTTAGTTAAATGTGTTACCGAGTAGGCGACGTCGATGTCTCCTGACATGTCTTTCTTACCGGCAGAGCCTAGTTTTTCAAAGGAGGTGAAGGTAGAGGCTTTCTTTGGAAAGATTCTACCTATCTCTTCAACGAACTTTTCTAGCGTTGGTTCTATTTTTTCTTTTGCAATCGGAGCTGTTGTTCCAAATACGTTCCCTCCTTCAGTTATTAGTTCTTCTACGAGTGTGCGAAGTTTAATCATATAGTATAAATATCACACTTTTAGCTTAATACTTGTTGGAAGAACTTCTGTTATAGGTTTTAGGTTAGGCTGTTTGATTAAATAGATTTCATAAAGGTGTTTAAAGATTCTCTTACACTCTTCAAAAGGGGTAGTTGTTTCTTTTAGCTGCCACCCTTTTCCTTGTATAATGCCTTCTTTCTTGCTCTCTCCTCTAGTCGAGGCTTTTAGCCACAGTATACCCATTCTATCGATAGGTCTTTCAAAACTTTCGTTCCAAGATTGAGTATAGCATGCGAGCTGGAGGTCGTATGTATCGTGTAGGTAGTTGGAGGTTTTAATGTCTACCATCCATAATTCTCCTTTTATCTCAAGTATTAAATCCGCTGTTCCTGCTATCTTTAGTTCATCAGAAAATACATGTACTTCAGATTCTATAAGTGTAGGTTTATGTGTTTCCCAAAACTCTACAAACTTTAATATCATCTTCCAGACCTTAAGGCTATACTTAGTTTTACCCCACTGGTCTAGCCAGTGAATCTCTTCTCCTTTTAGGTAAGCTTCGATAGCTTCATGTACCTGTGTTCCTTCATTACCCGCTCTTCGCATTATAATATCTGCGTTTGCTCCTACGTCTTTTAACCAGGTCTCAAAGAACTTACCTTTAGGGAAGTAGGAGAGCACAGTTGTGACGGAAGGGTAATATTTTTCTTGGTTTCTTTGGTAGAACCTACTGTCGGTTAGTGTTATTTGACGGGCAGTAGAGTCTGGATGTATAAGTCTTTTAACGAATGCATCTTTTTTAATGTCTTTGTTCTTTTCAATCATAGTTGAAATTTCTTTTCTATTAGGGTTCTAAATGTCAAGGGCTTACTCTTATGTAAGAGTTTAGTAAATTCTTCAAATCCGAGTTCAGAGGGATCTTTACCTCCTAACTCTATTAAAAAGACCTCTTTTCCGTGGTTTAGAAAGGTCTCACAGTATTCAAACGCTTGCTTTAAGGCGTCATTATCTAATGCGATAAATATCTGCTTAACACTAGATTCTACAATCTTATGCATTAACTTCTTAGGTATAGTTTTACCGAGTAAAGGTATTGCGTTTCTCTTAATTGCGATAGCGTCAAACATTCCTTCGCATATTATCAAAGGAGATTTCCAATTTACATGGAGGCCTAGAGGTAGAATGTCTTTAGAGACTTTTGGATTCTTATACTTGTAGTCTGAAGGTCCGAAGTTTCGACCTACAAAGTAGTTTAGCATTCCTTCCTCTGTATAAGAAGGTAGTATTATCATATCTCTATATTTACCGGAAGCACAGAACCCTATTTCATATCTTTTAATTTCTAAAGGTCCTATGTTTCTACTCTTTAGGTAGCGTAATGCTTGTCTGGTTGATATATCGTTTATGTCTGGGTTATTTAGAGATCTGTACTCTTTAGGGAGTTCTATTACCTCTACGGAAGTACTTCTTTCTGAGTGGAAGGATATTTTAACATATTTCTTTAACTCCTCTAACTTATTAGAAGGAGCGGATGCTTTCCTAAAAAGAGAAGATATACTCTTACCTCGAGAATTACAAACCCAGCAATGCCAATGGTTTATACCTTCTTCATTCTCCTTGAAGTTTACTTCTAATTTAGTTTTACGGTGATTGCAAAACGGGCAATGATATGAGTAGTTAGCTCCGGAGGTAGGTTTTCCTTTTCCTAAAACACTATCAACGAGGTTCACTAACAGGTGATTTACCATAATAATTATAATAATATACGAACTTTTTTGCAGACAAACAAGCTCTTATCTACTTTATTACTCTTCTATAAGGTCCTTAGGGTAAAACTTCCCAAGTATATTGGAGTTATATGAATCTTTCATTAATACTTCGAATAAGCATTGATAATGTAATTCATAGTAAGTTAGTTGTTTTTTTGAGAAAGTCAACTTTATAATTTCTCTTTTAAATTTATCTACACCTAACTCTTTTATATCCTCCAGAAGAGGTTTATTTGATCCCCAGTAGGAAAGCCAGTTGGATTCTTTAGTTACTTTCTTTTTCGTAGGTTTACGACCTGGTCCGGTTTGTTCAGAAAGTTCTTTTTTAGTAAGTTTTTTATTAAGAGTATTTAATAAAATTTTTCTACCTATATAGATTTTATTATTTTCTAGATTTGTTATTCTATATACAAAACCGTGACAATTTTCAGGGAATTGCTCTCTTGAGTTTATTTCCTCATCTTGATATAACCATTTTGACATAGAGTGTTTTGTTTTTATCTATCTAGATTAATAAGTATTGTTGTATCTGATGTTGTACTTGTAGGTAGGGGTTGTGCTAGTTTTGCAATTCCTAATAGTTCTTGATTATCATTATATAAACCTACTCCTGTTATGTACGGATTGAAGGTAGATCCTGTTGCGAAATCTACTAAGGCACCTCCTTCAGGTTGATAGTAGCTACTGGAGTTATACGTAAAGGCGCTAGAGCCGGATAGTAGGGTTTCATTGAGTGAGAAGTTATACTCCGATGGACTTACTGTGCATTTATATTGAGTTTCATATATGGTGTAGCAGGAGGAGAATTCGCATCCAAATAGAGAGCCTGTAGTGAAGGAATTTACTATCCCGGAAACATTATTTGTTAATATTGCAATACCATGTTGGTATATAATATTACCTACAATCTTATTAGGTGTAGAATTTAATATTAAGTTACCTTCTCCGTCATCTGTTACCGTCCCTACAACGTAGTCCGTCATTAAGAAAGAGTTCGGCAGTATTTTATCTCCATATAAGTGTTTAGGTATGGAAAATACCCCGATTATAGCGTCAGATGCTGTTGGGAAGAATCTTTCAAACGTTAAATCTGTTTGTAAGTAATTATCGAATCTTCCTGCAGATGATGTAGGGCCGCTATCGAATTCATTGGGTATGAACTTCGGTACTGATACAGGGTCTCCATAGCTTGAGCTTTGATAATTTGAATAGTATAACTCTTTAGCGCTATTGTATATAAGTCTCTGGTATTCAGTAGAAATGTCTCCGGTTGTTGCTTCGTTAGTTGAGAACAGTCCGGTTATATTTTTACCTAAGAATCTATCTACTCCTGAACCTGTAGCGGCTGCGGGGGTGGAGAAGGAAAAGTCTTTACTTACCTCTAGAGGAGTTACTAGTATATCCGATGCTAATAGTTGTTTGTAGACGCTCATTCATTTTAAAAGTCTAACTTAACTCTTAATAAAGTTTCTTTTGTAAAGTCTTTAACTAACGGCTTAGATAGTTTGGCTACTGCTAGGAGTTCATTTGTGTCGTTATATAATCCTACAGTTGTCATAAAGCTCTGTGGGGAGTTTATTAAAGCGGGGAATATTACATCTCCAGTAGATCCAGAAATATAGGATGGATTTTCAGAGTAGTTAAATTCTGAGTTTCTTGCTCTTACGAATACAAAATCAGAGGATAGTGTTTCTTCACTATTAACCTTAAATCCTCCGGGGTCAGAATCAGCAGCTCCGCTTATTGCAGTGAATATTGTTGTAATATTCTCTCCTGGAGCATCATAAGATCTGCTCACCTCTACTCCGATTGAAGAACTAACGGCTAGGGGGTTTATAATTATAGTAGAGATATCAGGTAAAAATAGTCCGTAAGATCCTTGGTTAGTAGAGTATCCTGTACCTCCATCGTGAGATGTTCCATCAGATCCTGATATTAGTTGGTAAACTCTACCGCAGTCTAGAAAAGTATCTGTTGTTACTAGTTTAGAGTTATCTGTAAGTTCTAAATTATAGGATCCTGAAATTACTAAGTTTAAACTAGCTGGTAGAAGTTTTTCTTTATACCTTGCTCTTTCTATAGAGATTGCCCAGAATGTTTCTGAGGTAGTTCCTCCGAAGTTAAAATCGCTATTTTCATCTCCGTATATTAAGTTTCTGAATTGCCCGTATACTGTTCTAGTTGGAGTTTTACCTCCTACTAAGTCGTTGTATTGAGCACTCCCTGATCCTAATTTATCTCCGTATGCTAATGCAAATTGAATATCGGATCGTGCGGAAGTTTTATATACGTTTTTATAATAGTTGTCGTTAGTACTTGATGTTGAAGACGTAAAAAAGGTTGTAAGAGTTACGGTTTCGTCAGACCACACGGTAGAGGTGACGGTATCGCTACTTACTAGAAAGTCTTCTGGATCTAATCTTTTAAATGACATATGTTATTACTGTTATTGTACTTTAGTTACTGTTATTGGTATGGATACTCTAGCTCCAGAATCTCGACCTACTATTACTAAGGTAGCGGTTAGTGATGTATTAGTTCCGAATAGGGTATTAATTGTTGTTGCAGTCATACTCAGGCTTGTACCAACTACTGTTCTAGATACTGAGGTTCCTATAGTACTAGTAGAGTTTAAAGCTTGTACTTCGGGTGTATCTATACCTACTCCGTTGAAACTATTTAGTAGCCTTACATCTGAGATAGTAAATGTATATCCGGATGTTTCGTTTACTGTACCTTGAGATAGATAATTTAACGTATTAGGTCTTATAGTGAATGGAGTTCCTTGTTTAAATGAGACAGCAGAAACTGCTATATCTATTACAGGCATTCTAGCAGTTCCTCTAGGTAAGGTAACTAGCTTGTACTTCATTACTTGAGTCTCATCAGGGAATGCTTCTAGTAATGGCATATTCTCTATAGCTTCTCCGTAGAATCCAGACCCTGATGGGTGAGTGGGGTTATATAAAGTGTAATCTACCTCGTCATCAGATAATGCAAATTGTGTAATTCTAAAGGAGCCATCTCCTCTTGCTAGTAATTCTCTTCCCTTTTTCGTTAATATAGCGTCTAAGGTTACTGTTGTATTGTTTAAAAAGCCCATGTTTTACTTTTATTTATTATAAATATCTATTTTCTTTAAAGTTAATCATTTAGTTTGTACGTGATATAGCCCCTACTCTTATAGCAACTTCTCTTGCATCGTATTGAGGGTCAAAATTCTCCGGGAGAAGTAGACCTTCTCCTGTATATGCTCCTGGTTTATTTTTTGCTAGTATGTAGAATTCGGTAGGAATTCTTCGGATTATTCTAAAGTTTTGACTACTGTAGTCTGCAGGATCAGATAGCCCTTCCGTCTCCGGTAGTAATTCTAATAGGCTGGCGCTGTAGTTGAAGGGGTAGCTGGAGCCGGATCGTCTAAAGGTGGTAATAAAGTCGGGATTAGGGGCAAATGATATTGTTCTCATACTGCTTATAGGTGATACCTGGCTATTACCTACTCTTATAGAAGTATCGAAACTTGCGGTGCTTGATACTCTTATGAAATCACCTCGTTGGATTGGGAAGTAGGTTTCTTCTGCCGGGTTTACAACTTCTTGAGTGTACTCGTTAGTTTTTGAATTGTATATATAAACGTTTCCCAAACTCTGCATAGCAGAGGGAAAGTTGTTTGGATAGTTGGCGGGGTTAGAATTTATAAGGTCTATCCAAGCTCCTTCAAACTGTGAGGAGGTATATGGAATCCACATGGGTTGATTAAAGCTTGGGGAGACGCTATCGGGTAGGGCAACTAAGGATTGTGTTACTGCAATACCGTTGTGGAATCCTACGGGTCTATCGCTTGGGGAGGAATAGGCGTAGGAAATTGCTCCATTTGGATAGTTACTACCTAGGTGTCCGGATCCCGCACTTCCTGATTTCATCAATATGGTTTGATATAGTTCCCCTACGGCTTCTAATTCTACTGCTCCTTCAAGTATTTCGTCCAGTGTGGCTGGTGCTATTGAGGGTCTATCTCCTTGCTTAAATAACTGTCCTATAAAATCTAGATTTGTATTTTCAGAAGTTAGCGTTATAGTATCTTCTGTTTCAGCATTAATTAGCTGTGTTATATTAATATTTCCTCCTATGCCTATACCGAGTTCTGCAGAATTATATATTCCGTTAAAGTGGGCAAACCATGGGGTTAATCTATCTGCCGGGTATCCGGTTTGAATAGATCTATCGGCGAAGGATTGATTAATATTTATCTCCCCGCTGTTTTTACTACCTAGATATCTCGGTGTTATACTCCTTAAACTCGTATAATTTGAATCCGGTACAATCGCAGGGATAGCGGATCCAGAGAGTATTAAATCTATATTGACGGGGGTTCTTGCATTAGATGAATAGTCTACATCTTGGTAGAGTGTTGAAGCTCTATTATCCTCTACGTTGTTTAGTATTGGATCAGGGTTAATTGAATGTAATATTTGTGCAGTTGTAGTTGACCCGGAGTATTCTCCATTATAAAATTCATACTGTGATGATTCTATTTGAGTAACTAGCCCTGCAGGAGTTGAATAGCTTGCAGTCCATGCTTGATTAGAACCTGTTAAACTGTTAACAGAACCTCCAGGCCCTCCGCTAAATACTTCTATAGTACCTGCTTCATATCCTCTTGATTGAGGTTTGATAGATCCGGTAAGAGTTTCATCTCTTAATGTGACTTGGGCTGGCCTTACTCTATTTCTCTCCAGTAGATGTTGTTTTACTGTAACTCCGGTAGCTAGTCCTGCTCTTACCGGTGTAAAATCTTTTATCATCTGAAATACTGCGTTATCGTAGTATTTAGATAATCTTATATAGTCTTTGTAGTTGTAGCTTTTACTGTACTTGTTGAAGTACCTATTTTTTAAACTTACTAAATCAGGGTAATCTCTAAGAGGAGAGGTAACTTGTCTAGGGTCTCCAATATACTCTCCTATATTAAAGTATCCGTAGGTTGCGTTTATATCGTCATTTATTTCATTCTGAGGGGAGAGAGTGATTTCAGCATAGTTAACATCTCTAGTAGAGCTTTGGCTAATCTGTAGATTTTGCTGTATTTGTAATTGTGAGGATAAGACTTTATTATCTGGTATATTACTAAAGGTGGAGGATGTAAGAGGTAGTACTAGGTTAGGTCTTTTAATTTTATCTGATATTCTGTTTCGAACTCCTCCTAATACTTGATCAACTAGAATAGTTTCGTAGTTAGGTCCGAAAGAACCGCTTATAAGAGTGAAGTTATTTCCAGTTGAGAAAGAATTGCTCTGTACTGCCCCTCCAACTCCAGGATGAATAGAACTTGATTGTGTGAATAATTCTCCTCCTAGACTTGCCCGGAAGGTTAAATCACTACTACCTTCTATAGAGTTAGGATTTTGAGTATAGGCATCAAATTGCTGCTCTGTTATAGTTTCTGTAAAATATCTTAATTCTTGTAGCTGTCCGTTAAATGGTATGTAGGTTTTGGATAGAGTGGTCGTTGATCCTGATCCGGGGAAGTATACTGTACCTGCATTATTCCAATCTAATGATCCGGTAAAGGAATCAGTCGCTTTGAATCCTACTGTGTTTCCATCTACTCCGTCATATAGTTTATTTGCAGCATATAAGGTGTAGGTATAGTTATTACTCTGTGCTACCATTACAGACCACCAACCTCCATCTAAGAAGGGTAGGTATACACTTGCAAATGTTCCTATGTCTTCATGAGTGAACTTTAGGGTTCCGTACTTACTATATGGGTCTGGTATTGATCCAGAATATGATCCGCTTGCTAGTGATGAGGTATGTTCTAATACGACTGTGAATTGCGGGTCGTCATCGTTGTCGATATTTACAAAAAGGGATTGAGAGGGGGGTGTATTTGCAGTAACTGCAGGGCTCTTAAATCTAAACTGTATGGTTTTTATTATCGACATCTATTATAAATATTGATTTATTATATTCCTCCAAGATCGTTTATTGTCCAGTTGTATGGAGGGTTTTGCAATACAGCTCTGGATGCAGAGGCTGGGGAGCTAAGAGTGAAGTGTTGTGCTACGTCAAAAGATACGTTGGATTGTATTATAGGTTGAGCTGCCCATCCTTGTAGTAGAGCATCATAATTTGTTTGTGAGAATGAACTAGTACCGGCGGTTACTGCAAACATACCAGTTGCTTGTTGAAGTGATGAGATGTTCCAGGAAGATATATCTGCATTAAAGCTAGTTGCGTCGAAGAACATTTCAGACATATCAGTTACATTTCGTGTGTCCCATGAACTCACTCCTCCGCCTGATCCTGTACCGGCGAAAGATGTAGCTTCTCTAAACATTCCTCTCATATTAGTTACGTTTTGAGTATCCCATGCACCGGATGCACCGTGGGATAGGTCCATATTAAATTCTGTAGCACCTTTAAACATGTATTCCATATTCCATACGTTAAGGGTATTCCATATAGTTAGGTTGTTACCTGGGGCAGGTATATTAAATCCAAATGAAGTAGCATCGCTAAACATATAAGACATGTCTGCAACACCTGCAGTAGTGTCTGGGCTAGAAAATGTAAAGTTCTCGTTAAAGCTGTAGGCGTTTTGGAACATTCCTTTTAAGCTTCCTACGTTTGATATATCCCAGTTATTAATACTTTGATTGAAGGACCTTGCTCCGTCAAACATATGCTCTAGGGTGATTCCAGAGTCTGTAACTAGGCCGTCGACTGGTTGGTTGAAGGCGGAGGCGCTGTGGAACATATGAGCAAAGGTAGTTACATTACCTGTATCCCATGATATTGGTTTGTTGTAGGATACTGCTTCAGCGAAAGTTCCGCTCATATCTGTAACTAGCCCTGTATCCCATAGTAATGTCTGGTTGAAGTCTCTTGCGTTTTTAAACGTATGTTTTAGAGTTGTTACGTTAGAGGTGTCCCAGGGTAGAGGAGTGTTAAATCGTGTTGCATCTTGAAATGCTCTCTCCATACTGAGTACAGTTTTTGTATTCCATCTATCTATAGATCCGCTCAAGTTGTTAGCGCCTCTAAAGAAGTCTTTCATACTGGTGGTAGATACTCTAGGTTTATCTGTAGCAGTGAGTTTATATTGTAGAGATGTAGGTCTTGCACTCGGTCCTAATTCATCAGCTCCGTAGAAAGAGGCGGAGGTACTTAATTCTAGAGGTCCGAAACTTCTTATATCTGTTAGGCTGCTTGTATAACCGGTATTATTAAATGCAAATCCTTTTATAGTTCCTGTTATTGTTACATATTTAGTTCCAGAAGTAGAGTAGTTATGTGTTTTTGCTGCATCATCCCATGCAGTAATTATATCTGTGCTTCCATCACCCCAGTCTACAGTCATGTTATAGGTTCCGTTAGGTACTAGGGGTAGAGATATAGGGCTTGTTGCTATCCATTCACTAACAAATCCGGCACCTTCCCATGGAGTAGAAACGTATCCTGACCCGGAAGTATTATAACTGTAGTTGTATTGATTATACCAGTTATCCCAGGTATTCACGTTTTTATCTTTTCCTCCAAATTCTGATATTCTTAATATGGTGTCTGGTATTCCATAGCAGTTCAGTAGTACTCTTAATCCTGCAGTCGTTCCTTTCTTTTTCAGGAGATAAGGTAGGTTGTGGTATAATCTCTTATAAATTAATTTCTGTGCATCATTAGAAGGTATGGTTTCTGCAGAAGCTGTTACGTAGTTAGTTATAAGTTCGCTTCCTGTTGGAGGTAGTGTTCCTCCAGTTTCCGTTATTCCTAATAATCCAGTAAATAGATCGCTGTTAGTAAAACTACTTTCGTATATATCTAATCCGTAGGATCTTAAAGCATCCGCAACTAGATCTATAGATATACCTCCACTTAAACTATTATCCCCATCTTGTCTATTCTCTAAGGCTTTAGTGTATATCCAAATCTCGTCAAACATTTGAGCGGTTAATTCGGAAAATAGTTTAAATTGAGAATTGTCCTCATCATCCTTAATGTAGCTCGGGAAAATTTCGTATAGGTTGTTTAGGTTTTCTCTATCGTATGCAGAAGCAGAAGCTGCTTGAGCTGTTAACCAGTTAGTAGCTTCAGAGGAGGTATAAGAGTAGGGGGTGTAGGGTTTAGTTGAATTTTGTTTTGGCCAGGCATAGGAGCTACTTTCATAGTAGAGGTAATAGTCGTACCCGTCAAAATTCTTAATAATTCTTTTTATTTCTCCTTCATAAAATGCCTTACTTGCAGATAATTCTGTTACCGGTGTTCCGGTTAATCCGTTTAGTGTTGCTATTTGAGCTTCATGGGATTCTATCTGGGTTGCTTTGTAGTTGAAGTTTGTTAACCTGGTATTAACTGAACTGAAGAATGCAAAGTTACTATAGTCTGTGTAGTCTGTGTTAAGTTCTGCTCTATTTTCTGCTAATACACTTTGAAGTTGGTTGGTTATTCCTGCTGTAGATGCAGAGGTTAAGGTGTTAATAGATTTATACTCTGTAGTATTATTAGTTTGAGTTCCTGTTTTTAAATAAAGGTTAGGTCCTCTTAAGTACTTCTTAGTATCTAATTGTATTTCTTCTTCGGGATATTGTACTTGGTATGCTTGGGAGTCGGCTTTTTTAGCTAGGAAGTTGAAATTTGAACCCTCTCCGAAGTTATTATCTAGAGGTTCATAAAGCTTAATTAATATGGTATCGGAATCGTAACCGACATTGACTGCAAATTCTAATTGATTTGATCCAAAGTCTAAATAAAAGCCTTCGAATGTTCTAGTATCGTTTAGATCTGCAAGAAGTGTTTGATACACTCCTCTTAATTGGGGAGGTAGTAGGGTAGAACTGTTTACTCTTAGTTCTGTCCTATCTAAAGATACTTCCGATATAAAGAAGTTAGGATTATTATCTACAAGGGGAGATACAAAATTATACAGTACTTGATACTCTCCTCGAGTATATCCATTAGACTGTAAGTCTTTTCCTGGAGATATTGATAGTGCTGCAGTCTCTTCCCCTACCGGTAATCCGTTGATTTCATATCCGGTAGTTATTCGGTCGATAAAGGTACCTTCTATATCGTATAGGTATGCTTGGATAATATCTGTCGATACATTGAAGGTGGAATTTAGAACTATACTGTTTATGTTAGCTCCATCTTCTGCTGATATTGTAGGTAATGTAGTTCCTTCTATAGTACCTACTCCTAGGGATATTACTGTTGGTTCTGCCATTATGATACTGTATCTATATTATTTGCTAGATTTATTGCATCTGCTGCTGTTTTAGTTGCTAGCTGTGCTATCTGCTGTTGTAGAGCTATATTTTGTTCCCGTAAATCTGTCACCTCTGCAGTCAAAGCTTCTATTTCTGCATTTATGTCTTCTCCCCCTGCATATTCCCCGCTTCTATTGGCTAGGTATTGATGTGATTGAGTTTCACCTTGTTTTGGTATTTCTAAAAATAAAATATCATAAGCTTCAAAAAAGGTATTTACATCTACTTGAGATACAATACTCTCCTCAGGTTCTCCGGTAACTCCGAATTCAGTAAAAGAAGTATTTACTGCTTTAGTGAATTGAGCACGATTATAGGTTGTTAGGTTTATATCTACGTTTTCACTCATTACTTATCTTAAACTCTTCTGTATCTTTAATAAGGACTGTATCTCCGATAGTAGTTTTTATTTCAATCTTATAGTATCTCTCCGGTTGTAATCCGTTTAAGTATAAGTCGAAGTAACTTCCGGTTGGATCACAACTTATCTTAGTATAAGAAGAATCATATTCAATAGCAACTTCATTCGTATAAACATCTTTAACTCTGTAGAAGGATTCTGCTGGGAGAGCATAGTTTCTAGTATAGGAGGATCCTGTTTGGTATACCTTAGGAGGGTATGTAGGTCTTGCATTTACTCTAAATCTATTAACGCTTCCGCTGTAGAATGTCCCGGGGTTGTTTGAGAGTGTAAGTGTTGCAGGGAGTGTATTTAATACTGTAAGACTACCGGTGTTATATGTGAAGTCATCCCATTTAAATTCTAACTCTGGAGGAAATATCGTATGTGTATCTCTTGAAAAGTATTTTAAAGTTGTTTGTTCATGTATATTATCTATAAACTCCTGAGATGCTGATTGTCTTACTATTATTCCGTAGTTGTTGAAATCAGAGGATGACCAGTTAGTTACTATATCGGTTATATTGGCTTGTATATCAGGGTCTGTGTAATATGAAAAAGAGTAAGATGCTTCAGATCCGGTATACCATACACCTCCTCCTGCAGAAGTTGAGTTGGTGTTTAAGTTAAATGATCCTGTTGTTCCAGGTGCAAAGGAAGATGTAGTCCATTGAGTACCTCCTTCATAAGTCCTGTTCTTCCAAGAAACTCCATTTTGTGTTTCTGGGAGGTCTAAGTATCTACCGGTGCCCATATTCCAATCCTCTGCTAGAGCATTAATATTAATAGTGCTTGTTGATGTTAATCCAGTTACATTTGCTGTATAGGATTTAAAGTCCGCTCTCCATGTAGAATCTAATATCTTAGTGGCAAATATACTCTCTATTTCTGCTTGACTAAATTTTAAGAGGAATCTCGATACTTGAGGATTCGCTCCTTCTGTTTGGGGATTCCCGGTCTTAAAATCTGTACTTGCTTCTAATATTTCATCTAACCCTGTATTGGCATCTACATACCCAGAGTATAGTGTTGCGTCTGCTGTTGGAAATAGTTTGTAAATGGCCATTTAATATAAATATGAGGAGTTATTAATCTTAGTTACTTATTATAAGGATACCACCCTCCCTCTAATATCTGTATCCGGGTATTTAACTTCAAATACGCAAGGATCTAATGAAGGATATACTACGTTATTTTGAGTTGCTCCTTCTATGTCGTAAGCGTATTCAGAATATCCTTGAGAAACACCTGTTTTATTAGTAATGTAAATATCTTTAACTGTTTGTACTCCATTTATCTTATCTAGATTTATAAAGAGTTCTTTAAGTAGGATGGGCTGGTTGAAGGTCCAGTTATCTATTGCAAAATAATCCTGTAGTTCTTCTATACATCTACTTAATACTTCATTGTTATTAAAGTTGGGGAGTGTTATTATTTCAAAATCAATTGCTATATTAATTACAAATCCGTCTTTTATCTTTACAGTATCTCCTATAATTCTATATTCGGATAAATAAGTACTTAAGTTCTGTTTAACTGTATTAGAGGATGTTATTAGGTGTTTAGCAGAGTCGAATCCTAGTACGTATAAACTTAACGTAGAAGGTATTTCTCCGGGTAAGGTGTTATCGTTAGCTTTAGTAGCTTCTACATAACTCTTTGCGATTGCTCCGTAATCAGAAGGCATAGAGAGGGCTCGTATCGCATAATCCTTAGTTGTTACGTTTCTTAATTGAGATTGAAAGCCTACTAATGTATTCTGCCTTATCTCCTCTAGAGTATCTCCATCTCCTCCTCCGGAAGCTGCTAATTCATTATTTACTGTAACGCTTGAGAATATATAATTTGAAGTAGTACTGTTTAGATTACTATTTTGAAAAGCGATATTCCCTGTACTAGTTAATGTTGTTACAGTATCTGCTTCAACATTAGAGGAGACTCCTCCTCCTGTTAAGTATCGAATAGTTAGTGTTGTGTTTGCAGGAGCGATTCCGTAGGTATCGGTCTGTAGAAAGTTTGAAGGATCGAATGCGGTAGTTAGTTTTATTTGCTCGAACGGTAAACCTATGCCTACATTATTTCCGTTTGGTAGTATCTCTTCGTCAACGTCAGAGGTTGTTCCGGATCCAAACTGTATTTCTAGGGAGTTATCAGCTCTAAAGCGAGTGGTGAATCTTCTAGCGATCTTCTCGAGTTTTAATAGATATTGAGCGTCTGTATCTGTATAGCTGTTAGGGTCGTTGGTGTTTGTATTTTTTGTAGACTTATAAATTAACTCTTGACCTAGATACGGTACTTCGTACCAGGTATTACCGTCTGAGTCTGTTATATCTAGAATTTTAATGATATTAGTGTCGGCGATATTTACTGTATCGAAAGGGGTAGGTGTTGTAAATGTTGCGGTCTGCGTTTGGATGGTTGATGATAGAGCTTTTCGCTTTTTCTTTAGAAGGTAGTATTGAGGATTACCGCCGCTAGTCTGGTAGATTGTAACCTCTGTCGGGTCTAAAGAACTTGATACAGTAAAATCTACTGTGTCTTGTATTAGAAAATTAATCCCTCCAGGGTCTGACTGTACTACTGTATTTTCTTGAAAGAAGAGTGCGTAGTCATAATCTGGAATGTATGTTCCTCCGGATAGTTTTGCAGGGAGTTGTTGGTATAGGTCTACCTCTACTGTAGAGGTTTTTGTTACTTTAGGTCTATATCCTAACATATATGCAAGATTAAAGATACTTTCAGTCTGCCTTGCGTATTGTACGAATGTCTCTTGTATTTGATTATCTAAGTAGAAGGATAATATGTCTCCAACATAGGCGGACATCTCTAAGACCATCATTCCGGGTGAGGATGGAGAGAAATCGTTGTAGGTATTAGGGTAGTAGGTTTTAGTGAAGTCTACTAGTAGGTCTTTTAATCCTACGAAGTCTCTATTGAAGTATCTGATGTCTTTAATATTAGGCATTGTTTAGGTTTAATTGTATGGTGTCGGTAACTCCTGTGTTTGTTATAGTATAATTTATTACAGTAAAGAGTGTATTTCTATCCTCGTCTGCTCGTAACTCAACTGTAGCTTGTATACTAGGAAAGAATTCTGCTATAGATACTTCTATATACTCTTGTATTTCCTCTATGTTACCTTGGCTTAGTTGTTCAAATATAAATGTTTGCAACCCTGCTCCAAATCCAGGCTTAAAAGGTCTTTCTCTAGGGCCGGTAAGTAGGAGGTTGATTAAATTGTATCTTATAGAATCCTTAGTAGTATAGGTTGTTTTAAATACTGCAGGACCGTTAAGAGGTAATGCTATACCTACTCCTTTACTAGGTTGATTATCTATTGGATATATTTTGGTTGCGTTAATGGCCATTATTATCTTTTATTAATTAAGCCCATAATTTGATCCATGTTTACTTCACCGGGAGGTAAGGCGGAGCCTTGTCCGGTAGTATTAGCAGATGGTGGTGGGGTATATCCTGGTTGTTTTCCATACCCTTGGGCGTGGGTAGAGTTCATTGAGATTTCAGTCTGTCCGGGTCCCATTCCGTTTAGTAGGTTAGCGTACCTCTCCTTACCTATAGGAGTTGGTGTAGTTTTTAAATTACTTGCTAGGTTTTCGGTTACTGGTTGAGCTGTAGATTTAGGAGCTTTGACTGCTTCGAGGAGTATTTCTCTCAACTCCTCTCCGATAGCTTCTTTTACAGCTTCTTTGATCATTGCTTTTAATTCTGTAGATTTCATTCTTTTATAAATATTTGTTAAAATGCTTTTAGATTATCTCTATCTATAATGAGTTTTAGTTCTTCAATTAACACCTTAGGGTTTTGAGTGAAGGATGGTTCGGTCTCAAGAGCTATTATTCCTTCTGTGTTTAATGCTTGAGCTATTCGACGCGTTACTGTTGGGTCGTTAGGTAGTTTAACTTCTACTATTTCAAACGTAAATCCTCTATAAGATTGTTGAGTGTTTGATTGGTTTGTAGTTTCTGCTTCTTGTACAAATCTTTTTGTTTCCGGTCCTGGTTCATTAGCTTCTAGTCCACATGTTTCCAGTAGCGGTTTTAGGAGTTTAAGGATTAGTAATATTATATTTACTACAGCAGCAGCTAGGGAGAGGTAAAATGCTCCGTCCTTTAGTGTAAATTTCTTTTCCTTCTGTATAGGGGTTCCGTCTGCTTTAAATGTTAGGGCGTTTATAGCGTCAGTTACATCTGTGATTGCAGAGGTTATCCCGGAAGGGGTTGGGGCAGCTGCTAGAGGGGGAATTTTTAAAGCTTGATTTACTACGGTCTTTGCGATTTCTAAAGCACTTTTTGCATTTAGACTACCGTTAATTACTTGTGTTGCTACGTTGAGGGTTGCAGAGGAGAGGTTTAAATAAAAGGAGGTCTCTTCTACTACGTTTAATAAATTATTATATTTGTCTAGTATCCTCTTACCTTCTTCTGGTGTTGCTGGACAGTAGGGAGGTTTTGTATTAATTAAACTGAGGGCGAGTTCTTGTGCTTTAGGTTTAAGAGTCTGTAGTATTTCTTCCTTCGAAGGGGTTTCTAGGGAATCGAAGTTTAAAGGTAGTAGTTGGTCTGTGAATTGGTCTCCTATTAAAGTACCTAAGGTGCTTATTTCAGATACTTTAACTTCTACAGGGGAGATAGTTAATTTCTTTACGGGAGATTGTATATCAGCAGGTATATCGGGTAGGTTTAAGTCTTCGATATTTGCAGTGGGAGGAGGTATGGTGATGGAGGGGTCTCCAGACTCTACGCCAGATACTCCGAACTTAGTAGCTATCTCATTTAACTGGTCTGTAGCGAGTGTTTGAAGTCTTGCTACTTTTTCAAGTACTGTTTGGTTAACTTTATTAAGTCCTTTTAGCTCCTTGGGAGGGTCGACGGAAGAGATTCCACTTGTTAATAAGTCTTGTATATTCTTCTTAACTTGCTTCTGACCTGCTATACTCGCTCTTGTAGAGCGTCCATTAACTAATTGCTTTATTCGTTCGTTCATAATCTACTCAATATATACAGTTTCGGATTTAAGATTCTTTGCTAAGTCTTTTAACTTCACGATTTGAGGTTTAAGTAGGGTGAGTGCTTGTAGGTTTGCAATAGGTACCCCGGCGGCAGTGGCGGTGCTACTACTATTTATAATTTGCTCTAATAGTGCGATGATAGAAAGTAGTACGTCTTCAGTTAATTCTCCGTACAGTACAGGTTCTTTAGCGTCTTTACTTCCTAGAAGTATTTTTTCTGCCTGCATACTAACCTCTTCAGTGTCCACGTTAAGTGTTTTTTGACTATTGAGATTTATAGATTGCGGAGAGCTTAGGAAGATACTATCTGTTTTACTATTGAAAAATAATCTACCGGAATTTAATACTATCTGGTCTCCTCTATAATCTTTAGCAGGAGTAGGTAGTTTTTTGTAGCTATAGTAATCTCTAACACTGCTGGGTTCTAGCGGTATTTGTTGACCGTTAGTTAGGTATATACTAGAGTTATCGTTATTTATATTCTCTTCGGTTGGAAGAAATCCAACCTGCCCTTGTAGACCTTGGCCGTTTCTTAGAATAGTAATAGGTTGTCCGTTAAAGCTACCAGTAGACCAGTTACTTAAAGGTTTACCGCCTCTCTGTACTGTTGTCCCAAATCTTAAAGAACTTCCTACTCTACTCTCTACTATAACATCTCCTTCAAACTTCTTTAAAGGTTTTATATTGGATTGTTCTATAAAGTAATTCCCTAAATCTAACGGTGCTGGTCTATCTGAGATATTTTTATTTGCACCGGTTTGGGTTTGTAGGTAATCTCGTTGTTCCGATTCCGGTATATCTTTATTCTCGATAATGTTCGGAATAGCGTTATGATGCTGACTACTCCAGACGTTTAAGGGTGTTATGTAGTAGTATGTTTCTCGTTCAAGATTTTCTTGTATGTCTGAGGATGGGAGTGAGAAGATATATACTAATTCGTTACGTAAAGGGTAGTTGCAGAAGTTAGGAAAGTATGGTTTTGCAAAGCCGGTAGATCTATAAGTACCTCCTTTAACTTTTTTAAATACTACAGTACCTACACCGTTCCATCCGCCGGCATCGGTGAAGTATTTACTAGTTGTATCTAGTACTATGTCACTAACTACTGCTGTTTCGAATTTCACTTCTTATTACCTTCTTCAAGTTTATTAACTTCCTGCATTAGTTGCTCTATCTCTTCTTCTGAGATTAATAATGTGTCTTCTGCAGAACCTTGAGAGTTTACTATTCTCTGTATGATTGTAGCCATTTTTATTAAATGGTCGTCGTTTTTTATTCCTGCATCTAGATATTCCCGTATCAGGGGTACAATTATTGTAGCATCCCCTGTATCTTGAATAAGAGGTTGAAGCTCTCTAATCATAGCAGTTATTTGCTTACTCTTCTTCTTCTGATTAGTGTATATCTCTTCGAGTATGTCTGAGAATTTCTTATCTTTGAAGATTAATTTATCTAAACTCATATAATATAAATATGAAGTGAATGAATTTAGAAGCCTGTATACCCGTTCTCTAGATAGAATATATAATGCTTCTTATAGAGGGCTGCTAATATCTTAGCTACTTTAGTAATTTTAGCAGTCTTTACGTCAGTTATCTCCCGTATATAGATGTAGAGTGCTTTTTTATTAAAGAGTGTAATATTGTCTCGTTTTCTAAAAAGTTCTAGGATTGCATCTGCTATTTTAGCATGCTCTTTTTTAGGAAAGAGTTCGTAAATGTTAGTAGAACAGTAGTAAATATACTCGTTCATAAAGTGTGTAAGATCACTTTCTTGACGTAGTAGTATATTTTCTGGTGTGTTTTCTTCGACGTCTAAGGGTTCGCCGGATGTATAGTGACTATCTTCTTGTTCTAGATGTATATTATCTAAAGAGACAACTTCTAATCTTTTCTTATAATTCTTTTGATTAGATGCGATAAGATACCTTTTAGCAACTGTACCGAAGTATGAATAAGCCTTTGCTCCGTTTGTAGGGTCAAATTTATGTAATTTTGTTAGTAGGAAGGTTATAACTTCATGTTGAAGATCTTCTAGGTTAGCTTCTTCAGTGTAATAAAATTTAAAAGTATGAATAAGGTTTTGTGTTAACTTAAATAAAGGGTAATGTATTTCTTCTTGATATATCTTATTCTTCACTTCATAGTCTTCCGTTTCGTTATAACGGTTTATAGCGAGTTCAGTATCATGTGTAAAGTAGTTTTTAGACTTCTTTTTTCTCTTCTTCTTCTCCATCGATTAATTTAAAGTTAGTTAAGCCTTTTTGCATTCCTTTTATTTCCTTAAAGAACCACCCTATTTCGTCATCGCTTTCAAATGTACCTTTCGCATCTAACTTACTTAACTTTTCATCCATGTAAGTTATTGTCTTAGAGAGACTATCAAGATATGTTAGGTATTTTACTAGTATATCTTCCTGCTTCTCATTCTTACGGAGTACATTACGTATTACATAGATAGCTACTAGGTTTAGTATACCGCTTCCTACTGCTGTATATATTAAGGTTATATTCTCCATACTATTCGTCAAAAAAGCTAGTCATTATATTTTTTAAACCGTCGCTCTTAACATTGCCTAGAGCTTTAGTCTTAGCTTTCGCTTGGGCCTGTACCTTAGGTGCTGCTGTGAAATTTTTAGATATGTCCCTTGTGGGTGCATTTATATGCTTCTCTACTTCTGCTGCTAAAAAATCTGCTTGATGTAGTATAAACATAATTACGGATTTAGGACGGCTTTCTGGTATTCTTGATATGAAGTATCCTTTATTAGCATCATCATATAATCCGTCGTGGGATCTGATGGCTAGCATTTCATTCATCGTATACGGTATACCTGCTTCTTGTAGTAGGAATAGGGATCTATCTGGGATTGTCATAAATCCGACCTCTGCATTATAAGAGTAGTGTTCTCCTAGGTTTTTCTTTCTCCAATCATTAGTTGAAGGTACGTAAAGATCGTTAGTAGAATCCCCCACCTTACCTAAATCGTGATTGATTGCGGAGAATACTAATTCCTCTATGGTGAAGGTAGTCATATCCGCACCGAATTTCTCCCACATATCTCTAACTTCTAATGCAGCGTCAACCACTCTATTGACGTGCTCTACATAGCCTCCTGGGAAGCAGTTATGGTAGTTAACGTTTGCAGCAGCAGGCATTAATACAAACCTATCAGATTGATTTTTATAAAACTGTAAAAGTTTCTCTTTCCGTGGAGAGGAGATGTGAGTCTCTATATTATTAAGGAACTTCTCCCAATTGCTGCTTATCTGTTCTGCATTTAAATTCATAACTACAATATACGAAAAATATTATTAATCCGCAACTTCATTACTCGTAACAGGTTCTATAGAAATTAATCCCTTAAGATCTTCTAGACGCCCTTCCGCTTGATTTAATACCTCAATATAAGTTGTTAGAGGTTCTTGTCTTTGTACAATCCTTCGTAGAGTTTTTAAATCGCTCTCTATATTCTGTATTTTAGTGTTTGCTTGATATCTATATTTCATTAGTTTCCGGACTTTTTACCCATACTAATAAATTAATATCTTTTTACTTAGAAGGCAACTTATTTAGAGAAAAAATAGTATAGTCTAAAACCTCTTTAATAAAACCACACTTTTCATACTCTTCAGTACTTTCGAAATACTTCATAGCTTTTAAAGCTGCTTTTTCGAATTCTGGGTTTGTATATGTTAGTAGGTACTCTAAGTGCTCTGGGGTATGTATATTTAATGCTGAAAGGTAGTTAAATGCTTGAGTAAAGGTAAGGAATGTGCTCATCTCTTTT